AGACATCTCGGCGACGGCTGAAAAGCAAAAGAAGCTCGGGCTCGGCGGTGAGACCGCGGTGACGACCAACCTGTTGTACAGCATCGTCTCGATCGACGGCGTTGATGACAGGGCAAAGATCGCTGGTTTCGTCAGGATGATGCCCGCTCGTGACTCGCTGGCCTTACGAAACTACATCAAGGACAACGAACCAGGCATCATCATGAAACAAGAGGTCGTGTGTCCGTCGTGTGCTCACACCGAGGAGGTGGGAATGCCGATCGGCGTCACGTTTCTTTGGCCTTCGGCCGGAAGATAAGGAACAGCTGATCCTCGAGCCATCGTTCCTGCTGATGTACTACGGCGGGTTCATGTGGCACGAGACGCAGCGTCTTCCTGTCGCCTACAAGCGCTGGTTCATTGACAGGATCGTCAAGGAACTGAACAAGGGTAGCGAGAGCGGCGAGAACCAATCGCGTGCCCTACACCAGAACTCTCCCGAGGTGAGGACCATGCAGAACAAGGCCAGAGCGCATTCGCCATCGCGTCTACGACGATTTACTTGATCGCCTACTTATGAACGGTCAGACGTTTACACGTGTGACATACCTAACTCGAGGGGTCGATGGCTGATACGCAACCGCTTAACGAACTGAAACTTAACCTGTTGGGAAAGATCTTTTTCACTGCCTGTGCTGCATGGCTCGTCGGCAAGGCGACCAACATGAAGATTCGGGGTAGCGAGCAAGAGATCAATGCTGTCAGCAACGCGATGATGGCATCACGTCGTTTCCAGGACGAGCTTCGAAAACCGGGCGCGACCGTCGAGAGCGTCATGGAAAAGCTGGGTTTGAAGCACGCAACTGCTAAGGACTTTGAGAGAATCCTTGGGATACCCTGGCCCCTGGCCATACCTATGATCATGGGTTTTGGTCATGTTTTTGTCAGTCTCTTCTCAACCTTCTCGGCGTAAAGCGTTTCCAAAACGGACACTTCATTTACGATGTGATGTGTGTGATCGTGAGTATGAAAAACCGTACTTTTCACACATTGAAAAAGCTGTTCATCATGCGTGTTCTCGAGACTGTCAGAATCGAGCGCAACTGATCGGAGGTGTGCTTGATGCAAAGAAACGCCAAGTGATGTTAGAGCGTCATGGCGTTGAGAGCCCGCAGCAACTTCAGCGAATCAAAGACAAAACGCGAGCAACCAATATTGAACGATATGGCGTTGAAGTCGGATCACAATCTGCCACAGTGAAAGAGCGCGCCCGTCAGACGAACCAAGAGCGATTTGGGGTTGATTGGCACACGCAATCTGAGAATTTCGCTTACAAAGCGAAGGAGACGTGGCGAGAGCGCTATGGCGTTGATCATCCGATGCTAGCTGATGAGGTGAAAGCCAAACATGATTTTACTGAATCATGGCGAAAAGCTCATGAGACAAAGAAACGTAATGGAACATACGCGTCATCACGCGTAGAAAAACGTTTTTACGAATGCTTATGTCGATTGTGTCAGAATGTTGAAACTCAGGTTCGCGTCAATCATGACGCAGGTACTTGGTTGATTGATTTCAAGGTGGGTAACATCTACGTTCAATTTGATGGCGCATATTGGCATGGCCTTGATCGACCGATTGAGATCATCCGCGCCTCAGAGAGGCCTCGAGATCGTGCGATCATCAAACATTACGATCGTGATCGTCGTCAGGACGCTTGGTTCTGTGCGAACGATCTGAAACTCATTAGGATTACTGATCGACAAGCAAAGACGATGTCTGATAACGAACTTTGTCAGTTACTTACAAACGTAGGAAACTAACACGTGGCAACGAAAGAGGAGCTCAGTGACCAGCTAGCTTTGACGCAGAAGCTAGCGGCGACCGTCGACCAGATGGCGAAGGCCATGGCACGCATCGATTCGTCGTATGACACACAGATCGCCTCCGTCGAAAAGCTAACGAAGGCCATCGAGACGCTGACAAGCCAGGATTTCAGCAAGCTCAATGCGAACAAGCTTGACGCTGCTCAGAAGCAGATCAAGGACACCGAACAGCAGGTGACGAGCCTGTCAGGTCGTATCAAGGACCTGGGACAGAATCTGAACAAGAAGTTTCCGGCTGCAGCAGCTGTCGGCGCCGCAGCCTTAAGCGGTCTCGTCCAGGGCGTCCGGAACGTCGTCGCGTTGGGCAAAGGAGTGACGGGATTCTTCACTAGCTTTGTCTCCGGCGCGGGCAGCATTGCTGCCGCGATCGTTGCGATCCCGTTCAAGATGTTTAACGCGCTCGTCGACACCGCTGCTGCGGCCGCCGGCGGCATGAACGAGCTGCTTGTTGCTATTGAAAAAGTACGCAAGGAGTTTGGTGATCTAAGGGGACCCGCGTCGCACGCAATCCTTGACACCACGAAGACGTTGAAGGGATTCTCAGACACGGGCCTAAGCGCGTTTCGCATCTTCGGAACGATGGCAGAGCGTCTTGAGCACGTCACCAAGATCGCCTCATCAATGGGCCCGACCTTCGGCGTCGTTCGTAAGGAGTTTGAGGCCAACGGTGGAGCGTTGTTGGCCTTCGAGAAGGGTCTAGATGGCTCTGGCGAGGGGATGAAGCAACTCGCTGAGAGGGCGATCGCCATGGGCAAGCCCATCACGAAAGTGTTCATGGACATGACGAAGCAGACGCTGGCCTTGGGCAAGGCGTTTGACATCGATCAAAAGCTGATCGGCAAAGACATGGTCAAGGCGCTAGCTGACGTGCGCCACTTCGGCCAACTGACCGTCAAGGAGATCGGCATTGCAGCAGTGTACTCTCGTAAGTTGGGCGTTGAGCTCGACAAGATCACTGGTACGCTTGATGCGTTTGAGACGTTCGACACCGCTGCAGAAAACGCTTCGAAGCTATCGCAATCCTTTGGCGTGACCGTCGACGCGTTCAAGCTGATGGACGCGCAAAACCCTGCTGACCAGCTAGACATGCTGCGAAAATCGCTCAAGGCTACTGGGCAGTCAACAGAGACGATGACTCGCCAGCAGCTAAAGCTGCTAGCGCAGACCACGGGCCTCGATGAGGCGACGGCTAAGCTAGCGTTCTCGTCTAAGAACGAAGGCGTTAGCCTAGATGACATCAAGAAGAAGTCTGCGGAGGCTGAAAAGAAGACGCTGTCACAGGCTGAGGCGATGAGCAAGCTGGCTGACAGCATCGAACGCCTCGTCAAGTCAGGTGGAGGCCAGGAAGGTGGCTACTGGCAACAGTTCTTCAAGGGGTTTTTGGGCGGCATCCAATCATCCAAAGAGTTTAGAGAGATCATCTGGAACATCAAGAGGGGATTGCAACAGACGTACTTCGAAGGCGTCCGCTTGGGTCGAGCCTTTGTCCAGATGTTCCCAGGCGTCAAGGACTTTCTTGGCGGAATCGCTGACTTTTTCAAGCCAGCAAAGTTCAAGAAGCTAACGGGTGGCGTCACCGACGTCATCGAAGAGTGGATGAAAAGCCTGACTGACCCGAACGGCAAGGCTTCGTTCGGTTCGTTGATGACCAACATCCAGAAAAAGTTCTTCGACTTCTTTGATTCCAGTTCTCCTTCCGGGCAGAGGACGCTAGCTGGTTTCAAGACGATGATGAAGACGATGGCAAAGATCCTGTCAGAGGGAATCAAGTGGATCTCTGACAAGATGGCCGATGGCATCAAGTTCGTCGTCGACCTCTTGACGGGAAAGGTCTCTCTGTCGTCGATCGGTGCTAAGACAAAAAACGGCACTGGTTTCTTGGGTGAGGTGTTGGCTCCCATCGCTGACAGCCTAGAGCACGCATGGACCGTTCTCAAGGACCCGTTGTTCTCTTTGATCAAGACGCTGTTCAAGAAACTCAAGGGTTTCTTGATGTCAGACGAGGTGTTGAGCATCATCAAACCAGCAATCTGGCCACTAGCTGGCGTCTTGTTCGGGCCCATGTTCAGCAGGGCGATCGCAGGTTTCATCACCCAATCGATCGGCAAGCTTGCATTCAAGAGCATCGCTGCAGCCATCTCTAAGAAGGCGGGAGTGGCAGCCGTTGAGAAGGCGGGAACCGCGGGCCTGAGCAAGCTCGGCGCAGCTACGGGTATCGGTGCCATCATCGCAGCTGGTGCTGCGATCGGAAAGGGCGTCAACACGTACACAGATCAGATCACCAGCACGATGGATCACTCATCGAAGGTCATCGCTGCGGGAGCGACAGGCCTGATCGATGCTCTGACGTTGGGCCTGTTACCAGATGACCTGATGACCGATCTCGCAAACACGTTCGGTCAGGTCGCCGACCAGGTAACCCTTGCGATGACTGACGTCTTTGGAGCTGGTTTCGTGACAAGCTTGAAACGAAAGCTTTCAGGTACGTTCGAGCTGTTTGGTAACATTTACGATTTCTTTGCAACGTTGTTCACTGGCAACCAAACAGACGTGACCAGGTCAGCGACCGAATTGGGCCTCTCTGTTTTGAGGTTCTTGCAAGACGCACTTGAGTTCACGTTCATTCAGTTGCCCATCTTCTTGGGCAAGCTCTCAGCCAAGGTGCTCGATATCGCGTTGACCGCTTTGAGCAAGGTCATCTTTACGTCGTTGGGCCTGCTCACCAAGGGAATCGATGCTGCGTTGGGAACCAATTTCAGCTCTAAGATCAATGACACCTTGAACAAGGCAAGCGACGCTGTCAAGAAAGGCATTGACGAGTCAAACAAGACGATCCAAGTCTCGCTAGAGTATGCTGCTAGCTCTGTCTCAAACGCCTCAAAAGAAGCGCAAGACAAGTACCTCAGGACAGCAGAGGACCAGGCGAAGATCGCCGAACAGGCGACCAAGTCGATCGGAGAGTCACAGGCTGCAGCAGCGGTCGCAGCAAACAAGAACATTGAGCGTTCGTTGAACGAACAGGTCGGCAACATTGACGTGTCACAGACGGCAAATCACATCGAAGAGTACACGAAATCGATGAAAAAGATCGGCGAGTCTGTCGACACGAAAGGCATCCAAGAGACGTTAGACTCTGTTGGCGAGCTGACCAAGAAGACGCAAGAGCTTAATGCCTCGTTGACACAGGCTGGTGCTGCTCTGAAAGAGATCTCAAGCATCAGCGTTGACTCAACTGCTCTCACTAAGCTCGGTGACAATTTCAGTAACACGATCGTCAACATAAAAGATCCCGTCAAGAAGGTCGTTAACAGCTTAGATGACGCAGCGCTGAACGGCGTTGACGCTGCTCGCACTCGCATTGAAAAATACGCAAGAGCGCTTGACAAGATCAATGACACGGTGACCAGCAGCGGCATCGGTCAGGCGTTGTCTGCTGTTGGTGAGATGGTCAAGAGAACCCAACAGCTCGATAACGCATTGGCACAAGCGCCGAACATGAACGTCGACGCTCGCCTTCAGAAGCTAGCTAACGCGACCGGCATCGGCGGCAAGTTTGCGTACACTGTCAAGAGCAAGGACATCGTCATCAACCTTAACCTCAACGTGACGATGGACGTCGGCGAGGCCGAAAAGATCATGATCATGAGAAAATCATCGATCATCAGAGATCGTTTGGAGTTTGCGACCGGAGCAGGAACCCACGGTGACCAAGCCACGCCATCGATACCAGAGAACTACACTCCAGGTTGGAACGTTCCTCCGACGAGAGTGTGAGATAAATTGAAGCCATGTTGACTAAGAAGGCTCTGATCAAGCGCTTGCAGAATGATCCGATGTATCGTGAGGCCCTTAAGATGGCCTCAACAGACACTGAACGCCGTCGTATCATCGCTTCGGCTGAAGGCTTCCTGTCAGAATTCATGGACAACCTGACTCCGATCGTGGGTAAGCTACAACAAGATCCTTCGCTTGGAGCAAAATTACAGGAGGTCATGAAGAGCGGTACTCAGGTAATTAAGGAAAGCGATGGACGACGCATCGACGAACCTGAGAAGATCGAATGACGGGCACTAAGACGGGAAACGGTGGATTTGAGATTGATGGAAAGGTCTATGACTTTGATCCCGGCGATCCGTCTGCGCCTGGCATCGAACCTATCAACGTCGATCGCGGCGACATTAACGTTGACAACTCGAAGAAAGACCTCGGCAAGAAGACACGAGCAACGCTGGGGAAGTATCTCAGCGATCTGACGTTGGGAAAGGAAGGATCCGCAAAGGGCAACCCGAACGCCTTTCCTATTGACCCTCCAAGATCACTGGCAGGCCCGACTGAGATCAGCCTGACAGATGCAAAGGGCCTTCCGAGTCCCATCGTCCCAACGAACAACTCTTCACACTTCGTGGCATCGAACCCACAAGGTGTTGACGGCTCTGTCTTCGACTCGCCAGACCTTCGTGATTGGTCAGGCGCGCAACCTGACGCCTCGACTAAGCTTAGCGACCTGGGCAAAGGCAAGGAAGGAAAGAAAGTCAACGGCAACAATCTTCTTAACGGCGTCACTAAAAACAAGACGTCAGAGCCGATCGAGACGTATCGTGCGACGGTGTTGTCAACGAATCGTTTCACAGCAAACGCACAAACGTACGATCCTGCATCGCTGTCACAGCCTCCGTCGGGCACGCCTAAGTTCAGGATCCGTGGAAATGACTATTCAGAAAACCAACTCAAGCAGGTCGGCGTCATGCTATCGTTACGTGGTAGCCAAGAGTTTCCTGCCGCCTTCAATGATAACGTGAACCCGGTCAATGCAGGTTCTGTCGCTGGTGCACTGTTGCCCAGCCCAAACCAGCTTGGCGTGCTGAAGGTCCCGAATAAAATACTCGAAGCGCTTGACGCATTGCAGACGCTGTCTGACCAAGACGATGAACCTGCCCCTCTTGACATCGCTCCCATTGGAAACCAATCATGGGGCGCGCTCAACAACGTTGAGGAACCATGGTCTGGTACGTTAAATCTGGGAATGGTAGCCATGGCACTCGCTTTGCAATCAGCGCTGTTGCTTGCGTTCGAAGGCCTAGGATCGCTGATCGGGTTAATGGGTGACGGAAAACCAAACACCCCGGGTCGAAACCCGAATGGAACCTATACGAAAGGCAGCTACTTGTCGAGGTCTCCTGGAGCGAGCCCGCTCGGTGGATTCCCTCCTGACGTCATGACGCTGTTGGGAATTCACGGCACGATGTTTCCGTTCGGTGATGCCTTAAAGGTCGGTACTATCGCGTTTTTCTTGGGTGGCGATCAGGCTAAGGCAAAGACAGGCATCGGTGCCCAGCTTGCGTTCTCTCTTTCGTCAGCTGCGTCAGCTACGCTCTCTGATAACTCTAGCGCTGGTTACCTGGTCATCGTTTCTAGGTTGATCGTGCGAACGGGCCAAGAGGTCGCCGCGCAGGTCCAAAAGATCAGCGCAGCCTTTTCATCAAATCCAATCTCTGGGATCAAGGCGATCGCCGGCCTGCTTGACATCATCAAGCAATCAAAGCTGATCGCTGCGATCAACATCTTCACGACGTTGGGCGACGCCGTCCTCAGCGAGGACACCTACAGCAAGGACGTCTCGGGTGCGACGGAAGCTGGGATCTATTCTAGCGTAGACGCTGTCGATCCAAACGCCCCAAGCGCGAACGTCAAAAAGAATCGGATCAAGAAACCCAATGACCCGTCGGGAAACGCTCTTAAGTTAGCATGGGCGTCTAACAGGTCACCTGCGTCTTACCTGATTCCAGAGTCGTTAGCCACGATGGCGCTAGCTGACACTAAGTTGGGAGGATTCAGGGGTCCGATGGGCGCTAATGATCCAGACAGCAGGAGCTATCTCGTCGTTCAGACGGACGATGACAGGAAAGCTAACGGAGCTCGTATCCCACACGCCTCGCCTGATCCACAAGGTGTGGACGTCAAAAAAATGGAAGCGCTGTTAGAGGCAGAGTACATGCCTTTCTACTTCCATGACATCAGGACCAACGAGATCATCAGCTTTCAAGCGTTCTTAGCCTCGCTTAACGATGACTACACTGCCAACTGGGAGACTGTCGATGGGTACGGTCGCGTAGATCCCGTCAAGATCTACAAGAGCACCGCTCGCCGCATCGGCATGAGCTTCTACGTCGTAGCAACCGACAAAAAAGATTTTGATGAGATGTGGATGAAGCTGAACAAGCTGGTAACCCTCGTCTATCCCCAATACACGAAAGGTCGTTTATTGACAGACGGCACCAACACGACGTTCGTGCAACCCTTCAGCCAGCTCATCGGAGCCAGCCCATTGATTCGAATCAGGTTAGGTGACCTGTTTAGGTCGAACTACTCTAGGTTCGCATTGGCTCGTCTCTTCGGAGCGGGTGACGGTGACATGGTGCTCGACGGTCAGCCGATTAAGTTTCAGGGCGCACAAAAGATCGTCTCTGACGGTACGTCTGCGCAACAAGCGATTGACATCATCACCAAGGCTCAGAACGATTCCAGCAGTAGGTATCACCTGTCGTCCGCAGGCTGGGCTAGCGCGATGTCATCAGGCATCAGCCTCAGCTTGCCTTTCGGCAGCTCGGGTCCGTCATCACCCGACCAAGCACCTTCAATGAGGATCGATGAAGGTGACCTCGGGTACTTTGAGTTCACGATCACCGGAAAGCTCAATGACACGATGGTTGCTGTCTCGCCCGCGATCGTGTCTGCTAACGACCTTGTCAACCGCTACGGTCTTGATGACGATAGCGCTCGCGCACAGTTTGCTACATTGAACGACAAGTACAATAGCGACAAGAGCCCAGCGACGAGGGTCGTCGGAGGCCCGTCAGGTTACGCAGTTCCGATGCATGCCTTGCGCTTGACACCTCAGTCATTGAACAAAGCGTACGCGGAATTGCCTGGCATCAGTGACGCGATCCAGAACATCGAGCAACTGTCAGCCTTCCTCGACGTTGAAAAAAACGCGCTTGTCAAGTCATTCAGGTCGATCCAAGGCAAAGGTCTCGGCGGTGTCATTGAGACGATGGGATTCGATTGGTATGACAAGGTGACGTGGGAGATCGATCCAGGGTCGCGAGCACCCAAGATGTGCAAGGTGACGATCGCGTTCTCTCCGATCCACGACATCTCTCCTGGCATAGACCACCTCGGGTACAACAGGAGTCCCGTGTATCCTGTCGGGAACCTGATGGGACAGGGCTTTGATCCTGACAAATCCGGATAGAGTAAGACATGACGACCAGCAGGTACATACGCTCTCCCAGGCTTGACCTCGGCGCTCAATTCGGAACGTCGCAGGTGATACCATTGGTGCGTGCTGCGATCAAGAACGGCAGCATCCCAGTCAAGACGATCACAGTCCGGGGAGCCGAACGACTCGACACGTTAGCTGGCGTGTTGTACGGTGACAGCAGGTACTGGTGGGTCCTTGCGATCGCCTCGAACATCGGGTGGGGACTGCAGGTCCCGACTGACACTATCATCAACGTACCTGACCTGGCTACGATCATCAATTTCGTCTCAAGCGTAGGTTGACACATGGCAGACACAGACGTCTCAACCCTTGACAACATTTTTCGAATGATCACGCCTGCTGACCTACTCGGAGCTCAGAAGCTGTCAGTGGGAAAGAAGCTTGACATTCCAACGATCAAGGACCTATTAGACATCATCTATGGAACATCGGGTGCGTTGACAGCAGACCAGATGAGTGAGGCTTTCAAGTCACTCGTCCTGAAGTCTGGGACTGACTCTGCCGAGCAGTTCAAACGCGTCCTTGCGTTTTTTAAGACGGGCGAACCGTGTGACGCGTTCGGAACGGGTCCCTTCATGGCCGTCGATACTGATGGGAAGACGACGCTGCCCAAGGCAACGTTTTCACAGATCGTTGGTGAGAGCGCTAGGATAGAAGACGCTCGTCCAAAGAAGAACATGAGCATCATCCTGTGCAAGTCGGGATTCTTGAGCCCGACCGTCAGAAACGCTGAGCGCGTCGAGATGTTCATGAACTTCTTGCCCAGCATCATCGTCTCGCGCCTTGTCCCGTACCTGAACGTTGAGTTCGCTTTCTACAGGATGATCCCGGAGAACGGAACGTCGCAGCCTCACATGTGGGCTCCGAGCCTGATGAAGTTCTTGTTGGGCGGCGACAAGTCACTGGTTGACGATCAGTCGACGTCGACTGCTCAGATGCTGAGGTTACGTGAGTCACAGTCATCAACGACAGACGGCAAGAGTAACGTGACTAACACTCTCTTTTCTACCTCTGGCATGGAGATGTTTACGTCGCCGCAGATGCTGATCAATACCTCACCTGCAGCAAATGCCGGGCGTTACGTTGACGTGTTAGATCCGACTCGTCCTTTCATGACGATCGAGAGCTTCAACGTCAACATCACGCCCACGGTCGGGATGTACTCGTTTAAGAAGGCAACGCTGGTCTTCAAGATCCACGATCGATCGAGGTTGTCTGAGATCTCTGACTTGGTTCGTCCACAAATCTATCAAGACGCTGGCTCTGCGCCCACCGTCTGGGTGACGTACGGATGGCGACACCCTGCAGAACCCAACAACCCGTATGCTGATTTCATCAACGGCAACATGCTGGTGCGTGAAGCGTACAAGGTGATGAACTCTCAGTTTGCTTTTGATGACCTGGGTCAGGTGACGATCACGTTGCAGCTGTTCACGCAAGGCCTGCCTGAGATGCGAACGACGAACATCACTGACGACGGCAGCAAGGCAATCTTTAAGCAGATCAAGGACATCGCCCAACAGGTCCAGAACAACAGGCTCGCTTTGGGCATCGGCACGCTCGAAGGCGTTAACAAGGAGATCAGGCCTTTCATGCTGATCGATGCTGCTGAGCGTGGCACGTTTCCTGACATGACGCAAAAGGAAGTGACCGATGCCTTGGCGTCATTGAAATCAAGCCTCAACTCGCAAGGTTCGAAGCTCGATCAAAACGCCATCCAGGCGTTGCTCTCTGCGCTTAACTCTCTGTACAATCCCAAGGACAAGAACTATCTCGACTTTGACACCCAGCTCAAGTCTCGTGCGACGACGGTCGCCAGCGAGAGGTTTTCTGAGGTGATGGTCGGCATCGATCCGTTCTTACCGACGGTCGACAAGGACACGAGAAACGAGACGGAATCTAAGTCCAAGCCTCACCCGTTGACGTCGCTCGTCGCTGCCCTCAATGCATACAACAGCACGGCTGACGCAGAGATCACTGCGTTGTCAAACCCAACTAATAAAAAGATCCCTGGCTTTCGAAAGAAGGCATCGTCGTTTGGCAAGCTGGTCTCTGTCTTCATGGCAAACGCTTTCAAGACCATCGAAGGCATCGACGAGATGCAGCTGTACTTCTATCAGTTCAATGACCAAGCGGGCGCCTGTGCTAACGTCAACATAGCTGACTTTCCGATCGAGATGCCGGTCTTCCTGGACCAGTATCGCGATCACATCGAACGTAAGGGAAGCGAGCTCGTCACGCTCGAGGAGTTCCTACGCCTGGCGATCGACTCACAGTTGCACGATATCCGTGCGATCGGTTATGGGTTTCGAAAGTTTTACGCCCCGTACGATCCTGCACACAAGCACGATGTCAAGACGAAGGCGGGCATCAAACCTGAGGACGTCGAGATCGCAAAGGGACCGTTCAAGATGCCAGCCATCGACGTGTACGTCGAGACGGTCTACGCTTCCCCTGACGGAAAGGACAGCCTGGACAAGCTGCACCAGTTTGAGACGCCCGGAACCATCCCAGGCGAACCTAACCTGGGTCGAGCGAACCAATACGCTCGCATCATCCGCATCCACGTCTTTGACAAGGCGAACAGCCCATACAAGCTCGCGAGCACGCTGCTGCAGTCTGATAACGGGCTTGTTTTTGCTGAAGTCGAGAACGAGCTTGCTGCCCAGACCGCCAAGGACAAGAAGGACCTGACAAGCGTTTGGTCCCCCATCATCAAGAACCTCACGCCTGATGCTAAGCTAGATCCCTCAAAGGGCGCTGTCACGAACCAACAGATCAAGGAGTACGTGTCGAAGATGGTTCCTACCATCGTGTACGGCGGCAACGCTTCGAGCGTTGTCAGCGCTAACCTTGCATCAAAACAAGATGCCCTGCTTGCGACGACCCAGATGCAAGCGCAGGCCAAGGGATCGGGCAAGCAACAAACGTTGCAACCGAACGGTTCTGACGTGGGAGGTTTACCGTTACGCGTCGTCCCGGCATCAATGACGATGACGACGTTCGGTTGTCCTTTGCTGACGTATGGACAGCAGTTCTTCATTGATTTTAACACTGGAACGACGATCGACAACATCTACCTGATCACGGGACTGTCACACACGATAACGCCAGGAAAGTTTGAGTCGAACCTGACCCTGACGTTCTATGACGCCTACGGAAAGTTCTTCGGAGCTCCGACGGTGACAGAGTACGTCAAGTCCATGCAGGTTCCAACTGCCAAGAAGTGACTTGTAGAAACACACGGCACGACATAGGATCTGGTCGTGGTCTCTTTTTGCGTTGACGCATCGTTGTTAGGAACGGATCGACACCTGGTCGTCTCCACTGAAGGTTACCACTGGAGCATTCTCGTGCCTGAGGCTACGTGGCACCTGAGCGGCAACGTCAAGCCCGAGAGCGACTGGTGTTTGGACACCGTGTTGAGGCTCAATAGCTCGAAGATCGACCTCCAACCGCCCGTCAGGTTCTCTAACGCGATGGCCCTGTTCCAGTCGGGTTCGAGCACAGTTACACTCCCGCCATGGCAAAAAGTGATGCCGACAGCGGCCCACCGTGCCTTCGTGAAGGGCATCATAGGCCAGGTGGCAGAGGTCATTAACAAGCTTCCGACAGATTACTACAGGAACACCTGGGTGCCCGGGAACGGCGCCATCCGCTCCCTCCGACCTGCACGGATCGATGAGGCCATGTTCCAGCAGCTCGTGGCTGCGAAGGTGAGAAACGTCCCGATCGTCAAGAGCTTCGCTCCAGACTACCAGGGATATGCAGCTCCCGTGACCTATGACAGGTTCGGTACCTTGACGGGTCGCCTGACGGTCAAGCAAGGACCTGGGATCCTGACGCTCAAGCGTGAGTACCGTAACATGCTGATCCCAAGCGATGATGGGTGTATCGTCTCGCTAGACTTTGCTGCGCTAGAGGTGAGGCTGTTGCTGTACGAGGCTGGTAAATCGTGTCTCGATCCCGATCTCTACAGCATGATAGCTCGTGACATCGGTCAGTACGATCGAAAGGCAGTGAAGGGTGCTGTCATCAGTGAACTATACGGATCGTCTAAGCATGCATTGGGGAAGGTCCTCGGCATCGAAGGCAGGGAGCTAGACGCCTTCGTCAAGCGCATCAAGTCATATTTTAACACGCCAGAGCTGTTGAAACGAATCAAGACGCAGTTTTACGAGACGGGCCACGTCATCAACCGTTACGGTCGACCAGTTCTCATTGACGATCCTCTAGATCATATCTTCATCAATTACTACGCACAATCCTCAGGTGTTGACGTGACGTTGTTAGGCTTTTCACAGATCGTACAGAGGCTGGCGTTTGAGGCTCCTGCTGTCAAGCCTCTGTACCTGCTACATGATGCGTTGATCCTAGACGTCCCGTCGAAGCACCTCGATGAGGTGATGTCGATCAAGTCAGTGACTGTCCCTGGGTACGTTCAATCCTTTCCTTTGAAACCTGAGCGGTTGTCTTGTACACCTTGACACCCCAAGATAAGATCAGTTCCATGTCATTGACCCCTGAAGAAATTGAGTCGAACTGGAAACGCATGAGGTCGTTGCTTGAGAAGTGTGGCGACCGTAGCGTGGCCTCGCTCAGGATGGTCGATGCCCTGGGAGAGCGGTTAGCGCTGTGCCCTGCCTCTGCTAAGCGTGACTTTCATAATGCCTTTCCAGGCGGGTTGGTCGATCACTCGTTACGGGTCTTGGGAAACGCAATGCGATTGACGGGAGCTTTCGGATGGAAGATTCCTAAGGACTCGTTGATCATCGGTTCTCTCTTTCATGACCTGGGCAAGGTGGGTGATCACGAGCATGATTATTACGTGCCACAGACTGATCAGTGGCGCGTCGACAAGCTCGGTGAGGAATACACCTACAACAAAGAGATCCAATTCATGACGGTGCCCGATCGAGGCATCTTTCTGTGCCAACACTTCGGTCTCCTTTTGACCCAAGACGAGATGCTTGCGATCCGCTTGAACGACGGTCAGTATGCTGATGAAAACGCCCCATACAAGCTCAAGGAACCGATGCTCGCGGACGTCGTCCACATGGCTGATCTCATCTCGACGAAGCAAGAGAAGGGTCTTTTGCCCTAGCTCGCCATACTTATGACATGAGCGCAAAACTGCTCAAGCGGTACATTCAGGAAGCGGTAGCTGAGGCAAAACTCGCAAGAGTTCCGAATCAGTTAATGGCACCCGAAAAAGAGGAAAGCGGTAACGAGGATGAAACAGTCGAAAATGTCAACGAGTTCTCAGGCGTCGGTGCGATCGCAGGCTACAGTGGGCCTCTCGGCATGGATCCTGACAGGCTCGGCCGCAAAAAGAACAGTCGTAAGAAGTGACGCTGAGCGCCTCAACAAGGCTTGCGTCACTGTGACAGTTGAACTTTAGAAGACTTGATCGTACTATCGATCAGGCCACATGGCGTGGCTTGTTGGTTTCACGATCAGAACAAGGAAAGAGGATAGCAGCGTGGCAGTAGATCTCGAAGCGATTCGTAGGCGTGTACAGGAACTCAGCGGTAACCGCAAGAACTCATCCGTCCAACTCTGGAAGCCAGAGATCGGCGAGTACAAGGTTCGCGGGTTGCCTTGGAAGAACTCAGAAGACGGCATGCCGTTTCGTGAGCTCTGGTTCTATTACATCGGAAGCGGGCCAGGCATCCTGGCACCACACCAGTTCGGCAAGCCCGATCCGATCAACGACCTGATCAGGAAGTTGTACAGCTCTGGTAAGCCTGATGACAGGTTGCTCGCCAAGAAGCTACAACCGAAGATGAGGACCTACATGCCCGTCATCGTTCGTGGCGAGGAAGACAAAGGCGTCCAGGTCTGGGCCTTCGGCAAGCCGATCTACCAGCGTTTGCTCGGTTTCTTCACTGACGAAGATGGTGGTGACATTCTCGATCCGAACGAAGGCTTTGACCTGAAGATCGCGATCACCCACACGCCTGGCAAGATGTTCATGGGTAAGCCGTCGCTCGACACGACCGTCGACATTCGCAAGCCTTCGAAGCTTTCAAACGATCCCGCTCAGGCGAAGACGTGGCTCGATGGCATCCCGAACCTGGACGACATGTACAAGCTGAAGTCCACGCAAGAGATCGAGACGCTATTGAACAATTGGCTCAATGGTGGTGAGGTCTCGAGCTCAGATGAGGGAACGTCAAAAGGTTCTGCACCGTCAGGTGACGAGCTCGACAGGCTCGTCGACGAGGTGAAGAGCGACACGAAACCGGTCACTGAAGCGAAGTCTGACAAAAAAGCGAAGGCGAAACCTCGTGCCCCTGAGGTCGATGAGGACGACAGCCCAGTCGAGAAGAAGAGCCTCGACGATGCCTTCGCAGAGCTCATGAAAGAAGACGAGTGAAGGAGTAACAAATGGCGAAGGCAGCAAAAGCTGCCGCGACCGACGTCTCTGAGGTGAAGTCAAAGAAGGGAATGGCGGACGAGATCGATGAGCTCACCGCCAATCTCATCAAAGACATCAACAAGGAGTTCGGCCAGCGGGTGGCGTATAACCTAGGCGAGACTGAAGCTCCTACTGTTGTCAAACGATGGCTTGACACCGGATCGATCCAACTGAACTACGCCATCCGTAACGCCGCTGGAGGTGGGTATCCTGAAGGAAGGATCATTGAGATCGCCGGTCCTCCGTCGATCGGTAAGTCACACCTTGGCTACCACGCTGCTGCTGTCACCCAGTCCATGGGTGGCATCGTCATCTACATCGACACCGAGAACGCGACACCCATCCAGAAGCTCGGGCAGATGGGCATCAACGTCAAGAAGGGTTTCGTTTACATGGACATCCATGCGACGGAGCACGTCTTCAAGGCCATCGAGGACACCATCCTCAAGGCAAAGGGGTTGATGAAGGATGTTCCGATTCTCGTCATCTGGGACAGCGTCGCCGCGACATCTCCACTCGCTGAACTGAACGGAGAGTACGAAGACAACACGGTGGGTCTTCAGGCTCGTGTCATCAGCAAGGGCATGCGTAAGATCACTGGTGTCATTGGCCAGAACAACGTGACGTTGTTGTGCTTGAACCAACTGCGTGATGCCATCGGCGTCATGCACGGTGACCCACAGGTGACGCCAGGTGGAAAAGCCATCCCGTTCCATGCCTCAGTTCGCATCCGGCTCAGCTCGGGTACCCAGATCAAGGACGCCAAAGGCAACATCATCGGCATCCACGTCATCATGACGTTGAAGAAGAACAAGGTTGCACCACCTTTCAGGAAGTACGAGTTTGACATCATCTTCGGCAAGGGGATCGTCGAACACGAGTATGTCTTTGACGAGTGTAGGGCGTACTGCGCAGACAAGGACAACAAGGTACTCGCTGATTACGAACATGCCAAGGATGGCAAGCGACAGGTCCAGATCGTGATCGCAGGCACGTCAGCCTGGAAAGAGCTGACGGTGACTGACACCCAGACCGGTGAGGTCTTCGTCGAGAAGAAGTTTTATAAGGGCGACTTTGACAAGATCATGCGTGACCCTGAGTACAAACCCTTCGTTGACAAGGTCATCGATGCTGCATACACCATGGTGATGGGCGAGGCAGCGTCTGAAGGCGAGACGCCTGACAACGACGCTGAGGACGAGGTGGCGACCGATGGCTGAGGTCATCGTCTTCATCAAGAAAGCTAACGTTGACGTGCCGACACCTGCCTACAAGACGGCAGGCGCGGCCGGGTGTGACGTGACATCGACAGAAACCCTGACAATACGACCGGGGTGTCGCCAATTCGTCAACACGGGACTTTTTCTGGAGGTCCCAGAAGGGTACGAGTGTCAGGTCAGGCCCAGGTCTGGGCTAGCGCTCAACTACGGCGTCATCGTCCTAAACTCTCCTGGAACGATCGACAGCGACTATCGAGGTGAGATAAAGATCCTCCTCTACAACACGGGAATCAAGGACTTCGTCGTCCAGCCAGGCGAGCGCATCGCCCAATTGGTGTTCGCTCCTGTCACGCAGGTAACCTTCGAAGAGATCGAAGAGCTGTCAGAAACAGATCGCGGTTCGGGTGGGTGGGGATCGACCGGGAGATAACCATGGAAAGTGAAATCGTTGACGTTACGTATTACTGGTCACGCATCCCTGGCAAGTTCCTCGTGTCTAGGGCGGGATTGGAGATCAAAGATCTCCCGTTTAGGTTCTCGGGAACGTCTAAAGAATGGGATGAAACGCTTGTTGAGACGGTCATTGACTACATCAATCGTTTGCAACACGATGTTGAACTCGATAAAAACAAGGTGATACAGCGCCAAGATCTACGAGTCTACGCGTCTCCTAGCGTAGCGCTGATCTTCAGGTGCTCGACGCTGTTCAAGCCAGTGTCAGATGTTTTTCTTGCACAAGATGAACCAATTGGAAAGATCGCTGATTGGTTTGTCTATCAAGATGTGACGTTGACAAACGATCTGATCAAGGTTGTCGCGTCTTTTAAATGGTACGACGGTCAGATGTTGAAGACGGGACAGATCAAGTTACTAGACATGCCAGAGACCTGATCTCTGAACTACTGACCCATGACAGGTTAGTGTTACTGTCATGTCAACACCTCGTCCGGTGCTCATCGTCGAAGCGATGAACCTATTCGTCAGGTCTTACTCAGCGTATCCCACGATGTCTGCTCACGGCTATCAGATGGGCGGAACGATCGGGTTCCTGAAGACGCTGCGCAGGCTCGTCCTAGAGCAACAACCCAGCGCGATCTACGTTGCTTGGGAAGGTGGAGGGTCCCAACGACGACGTAGCATCTATCCTGATTACAAGATGAACAGGAAGCCATCGAAACTAAATCGCTTCTATGACGACGACATCCCAGACACCCAGGACAATGAAAAACATCAGGTCATCGCCCTCCTGAGCATGTTGAAGTGCGTTCCCGTGTGTCAGATCTACGTGTCAGACTGTGAAGGTGATGACGTGGTCGCCTATCTATGTCGCGGTCTGATGAGAAACGTACCAAAGGTCATCGCGTCATCTGATAAGGATCTCTATCAGCTCTTAGACGCGGAGACGAAGGTCTACAGCCTGCACAAGAAGACGTACATCACGGAGCCAGACGTGCTCGTTGAGTTCCGTGTCCGGGCCCAGAATTTCGCTCTCGCTAAAGCGTTGTGTGGCGACCCAGGTGACAACGTCCCTGGCATCAAAGGTCTCGGTTTCAAGACCGTTGCCAAGATGTATCCGTTCTTGGGCACCGAACAGGACATCTTGTTGCAAGAGGTGTTCGATTACGCTGCTGCACACCAGGACGATAGCATCGTTCACCGTCGGGTGATCGAACAACAGGATGACGTCAGAAGAAACTGGAAGCTGGTGTTTCTAGACGGCAGCATGCTGTCAGCGACCCAACAGTCGTCGGTCGATCATTTGGTCAGTACATTCAAGCCCCGCGTCGATAGGATGGGGTTGGTAAAGCAGTTGGTGAAGGAGGGTATCGGCGACTTTGACGTCGAGAGCTTCTTTTATGCTTTCAACTGCATCGATGGTCTCGAGTACAAGACCGCAGACAAGTGACTCAACACGTTAAGGAAAACAAGTGAGCATAGAAACAACTCCGTCGTTTGGTCAGTACGGGAAGTCCTTTCAAGAAAAGATCGTCCAAGCGCTACTGTCAGACCGGCAATTTGCTGAGCAGACGCTCGAGGTCTTCGACACGTCGTACCTTGATGTCAAGTATCTCGTGTTCTTAGCTGATCGTTATTTCGGTCACGCCAAGAAGTACAAGGTGTTTCCGACGTTGCAATTGCTGGTCACGATCATCCGTGATGAGCTGAAGTCTGGCAATGACGTGGTGTTGCGTGACCAGATCATCGATTACCTGACACGCATGCGTTCGAACCCAGACCCGGGAGACCTTCAGTACGTCAAGGAAAAAGCGCTTGACTTCTGTCGCAAGCAAGCCCTAAAGCAAGCGTTAGAGAGCGCCGTCGATCAGATCCAGGCTGAGAAGTACGAACAGATCGTCGAAGGGATCAAGCGAGCGGTCTGCGTCGGAACGACCCCACAATTGGGACACGATTTCTTCTTAGATTACGAGGCGAGGTTCACTCGGTTGCAACGCAACTGCGTCGCCACGGGCCTAGACGAGCTCGATCGCAAGGACATCCTGAATGGTGGCCTAGGTGCTGGTGAGATCGGCGTCGTCGTCGCTCCCACTGGTGTCGGTAAGAGTCACTTTCTCACCTACCTGGGCGCTAACGCCTTACGTAGCGGCGTCGACGTGTTGCACTACACCTTCGAGCTGTCAGAGTCCGCGGTCGGACGTAGGTACGATTCTAACCTCTGTGACATTGAGTCTAACGACGTCATCGAATCCAAGGACAACATCATCGCTCAGTACAAGTCGATGAAGCTAGGTCGACTCATCATCAAGGAGTTTCCGACCAACACGGCGACCATCTACACGTTGCGTAGCCACATCGAGCGTTTGGACCTGAAGGGATTCAGGCCAGGATTGATCGTCATTGACTATGCAGACATCATGAGGTCGACCCGACAGTACGACTCTCTGCGTCACGAGCTTAAGCTCATCTACGAAGAGTTGCGTGGTTTTGCGGGTGAGAAGCTGATCCCAGTCTGGACCGCGTCGCAATCTAACAAGGAAGGCGCCAGCGCTGACGTCGTCGACCTCGGCAACATGAGCGAGGCGTATGGCAAAGCACAGGTCGCTGACGTCGTCTTGGGCCTATCAAGGAAGGCACACGAAAAGTCAGGAGGCATGGGTCGGCTGTTCATCGCCAAGAACAGGGCAGGACGTGACGGCATCGTCTACCCAGTGAAGATCGACACGGCACGTAGCAAGTTTGAGATCATCGGTCGAGCGGCGAGCCCAGAAGAGACACACAACGAGGACGAGAGAGGTTTCAAACGAGCGCTGAGGGACAAATGGCTCGAGGTCAAGAAGGACAACATCCTGCAAAAGGCAGAGTCCGTCGAACCGAACGGTGCTGAATAGGTATCTGAGCTTTGCGTGACCGTTCGTGTTGGCGACTAGGCTGATTGTTGACGTGCGTTGAGAGAGCGATTTGATGATGAAGTACACTTACGATGAAGTGCGTAGTGCCTCACTTGAGTATTTCAAGGGTGACAACCTAGCAGCAGAGGTCTTTGCGGGAAAGTACGCATTACGTGACATGCAAGCGAACATATACGAGCTGACTCCTGCTGACATGCACAGGAGGCTAGCAAGAGAATTCGCTCGCATCGAAAGCAGGTACCCTAATCCGTTGTCAGAAAGTGAAATCTACGACCTTCTCGCGTCTTGGAAGGTGGTGCCACAAGGCAGCCCGATGTCTGCCGTCGGAAACCCGTACCAGTACCAGTCGTTGAGCAACTGTTTCGTCATCGAATCGCCTCAGGATTCGTACGGTGGCATCCTACGTGCCGACCAGGAACAGGCGCAAATCATGAAACGTCGCGGCGGCGTCGGTTTTGACGTGTCGACGATCAGGCCTCGTGGGTTGACGACCTCGAACGCGGCCCGAACCACTGATGGCATCGGCGTGTTCATGGAACGCTTCAGCAACACGTGTCGTGAGGTCGCCCAGGGAGGCCGACGCGGTGCATTGATGCTGACGATCTCCGTCCATCACCCTGAGATCAGGACGTTCATCAACATCAAGCGTGACCTGAAGAAGGTGACGGGAGCGAACATCTCCATCAGGCTCTCTGATGAGTTCATGAACGCTGTCAAGAACCAGACGAAGGTACAGCTCAGGTTTCCGGTCGAGAAAGACGTCGAGCACATCATTGAGAACGACGTCAATGCAGTCGAGCTCTGGAACGAGATCATCGAAGCAGCACACTTTGCGGCCGAGCCAGGGTTGCTGTTCTGGGACACGGTGTCGAGGATGGGACCCGCTGACGCGTACAAGGACGCTGGCTACGGCTCGACATCGACGAACCCGTGTGGTGAGATCACCTTGTCTCCGTACGACAGCTGCCGCCTGTTGTTGGTCAACCTGTACGCCTTCGTCAAGAGACCGTTTGAAGCAGACGCATCGTTCGATTACGATGACTTTCGTGACACCGTCTACAAGGCACAGAAGCTGATGGACGACCTGGTCGACCTTGAGCTCGAGGCCGTCGACGCGATCATCCAAAAGATCGAGAATGACCCAGAGTCTGATGAGGTCAAGCGAATCGAGCTACAACTCTGGAGCAAGATCAAGAAGGCCGCCACGGGAGGGCGTAGGACGGGCTTGGGTATTACCGCCCTGGGCGATGCGTTAGCAGCAATCAACGTCCAGTACGGATCGTTAACCTCTGTTTCTGAAACAGAATCGATCTACAGGACACAAGCGCTCGCAGCGTATCGTTCGACCGTTGACATGGCTCGCGATCGTTCACCCTTTCCAGTCTTTTCACATGACACCGAGAGAGGTCACCCGTTCATCGAGCGCATCATGAACGAGGACTCGAAACTCAGAGCAGACTACGAGTGCTACGGCCGGCGTAACATCGCGTTGACGACCACGGCGCCCGCAGGCTCAGTGTCGATCTTGACCCAGACGACGTCAGGCTGTGAGCCTGCGTTCATGCTGTTTTACAAACGTCGCCGCAAGATCACTGCTGCTGATGCTGACGCTCGTGTCGATTTCACTGATGACATGGGCGACAAGTGGCAGGAGTACACGATCTACCACCACGCGTTCAAGAAGTGGATGGAGGTCACTGGTCTGACTGAAAACGACGTCACGAAGTCACCTTACGCTGGTGCGACCAGCAATGACATTAACTGGGTGAGAAAGATTGACGTCCAGGCCGCAGCACAAAGGTGGATCTGTCACAGCATCTCGAACACGACCAACATCCCAAACTCGACGTCGGTTGACGTCGTTAAGCAGATCTACATGCACGGTTGGGAGACCGGGTGCAAGGGCGTGACCATCTATCGTGACGGTTCACGTGCAGGTGTGTTGGTCAATGAGACCAAGGATAAGACGAGCGAGGTCGACAAGTCTGGGCAACCGCTGGTCATCTCAGAGACACACGCTCCGAAACGTCCGAAGGAGCTACCGTGTGACATTCACAGGACAACTGTCAAGGGTGAGACGTACCTGGTCCTCGTCGGACTTCACAACGATAAACCTTATGAGATCTTTTGTGGCCTGCAGGAACACGTCGAGGTTCCTAAAAAGATCAAGCACGGCACGCTCATCAAGAATGGCAAGGTCAATGGCATTGCCACGTACAACCTCAAGATCCCGTTGGGAGACGACGACGAGCTGGTGTTTAAGAACGTCGTCGAGCTGTTCGATAACCCGATCTACGGAGCCCTGACGCGGACCATCTCGTTGACGTTGCGCCACGGTGTGCCGTTGCAGTACCTGATCGAACAGCTTCGCAAGGACAAGCACAGCGACATTATGTCGTTCAGCGCTTGCATCGCTCGGGTCCTCAGCAAGCACTACATCCCAGATGGCACCAAGGTCACGACAGAGAAATCGTGTGCAGAGTGCGGAGGCGCCAACCTACACTACATCCAGGGTTGCGTGACGTGCTTTGACTGCGGCAACAGCAAGTGTGGGTGATACTTATCGCTTAGAAAGCGATCGCCTCTCATGAAGAAACAAGTCGTCAAGCTAAGCCAAACCTCGCTCCGCCGCCTGATCAGCGAGGCGATCGAAACTCGTCAACCTGGCTCTCCGCTGTTCACGCCTCCGAGAGACAAGAAACTCTCTGAGCGTTTTGGTTCGTGGGATCGAGACATGAATCTAGATGCTGGAGGCGAAGAAGGCGATGATCTTGGCATGGGCATGATGCCTCATAACTTTGAGGCAGCTGCAAAGGAAACGTTTTCGATCGTGCTTGACAAGGTCGCTGAAGCCTTCGTTGACACTCACATGGACATAATCGAGGCAGGTTTTTCACCTGAGACGCAAGATGCCTACCGTGAGCAGCTGATGGAAAAGGCTCTCAAACTCAAGCAAGCGATGATGGGTCTGATCGAAAAGTACAGCGACGAGTTTTCTGAGGAGCTGTGATTCATGAAGGTCCGCGTCGGCGATCTTAGGAAGGCGATCCGCGAAGAATACCTTCGAGGCGTGCCGGAGTTCGTCCTGCGACAGGCCACGACGAAGTACGTTGACGAGATCCGCCAACAGATCTTTCGGTTCATCATGATGAACAAGTCACAGACGCCTGCTGACCAACGCGAGGCACAGGCCGCTGCGAACCAAGTGCTCGAGGACCTTGAAACGAAAGCGAACGACCTGCTCGAAGATTGTCTTTACCAATTCATACGTCAAGTGTAGTACCGTCTCTCAAATGGAGACAGAACACTTTGATTGCCAGCGTGGCAGTCTAGATCACGCTGTTAGGTTTACGCTTGACTTTAATGACGGCAACGTTCGCTTAGACATTCGCCTCAATCGACAATTACCTTGGCACAAACGAGCCTGGCAAGGGTTGAAATACATCTTGGGAGCCAATGTCAGCCATGTCGTGCTCTTGCACGATGACGACTACAACCAGTTACGGAACATGCTCACCAGGTCTGAGATCGCAAAGGTGGGTTACCTTTCACGAGCACGTGAACAGAGGCGCGAAGGTTATTAGAATGACCTGAGTTAAATCTTAGATCGTAAGTCGAGGTTACCCATTGGCTACTGCAATACCTGTTTTTTACACTCCCAAGATGGTTGCTGACTCAAGAAGCCTCTCGCCCAGCGCTGCAAAACCTGCGAAGGTCGTTGAGTCTTGGCAACGACAGTTTTTGATCGACGTGCACGAACCCGTTCCTGTGACGGTTGATGAGCTATCTCAAGCTCATGACCGCGATTTTATCGAAGGGGTGTTATCGTGTCAGCGTAGCAACGGGTTTGGTAACAAGTCGCCTGAGGTCGCTGCGTCGTTGCTTTACACCTCAGGTGCCATGCTCACCGGCGCGCGACACGCGTTGCAAACAAAAACGGTTGCTGTGGCGCCCGTGTCGGGTTTTCACCATGCTGAATGGGCGACGTCAATGGGATTTTGCACCTTCAACGGACTGATGGTGACTGCGCTGGCCTTGAAGGCTGACGGTTGTAAGAGGGTCGGTATTCTTGACCTCGACATGCATTACGGTAACGGCACTGATGACATCATCAATCGGTTCAAGATCGATTGGATCGCACACTTTTCGGGCGGAGCATCCTTCACCGAGCCTCGCCAGGTGACACAGTTTTTCAATCTCCTTCCTGAGATCATGAAAGTGATGTCCAACTGTGATGTTGTACTGTACCAAGCTGGCGCCGATCCGCACGTTAACGATCCTTACGGGGGTTGGTTGACGACAGACGAGTTACGTCGCCGCGACGGAGTTGTCTTTGATGCCCTGAAAGCGGCAGGTACACCGGTCGTTTGGAACCTCGCGGGAGGCTATCAAACTGAACCCGACGGTTCGATTCCGAAGGTCCTTGAGATCCATGATAACACCATGCGCGAGTGCGTTCGCGTTTACGGAGCATGAAAATGGCGTATTCAGTAAAAATCCTAGCAGACAGCATAGCGATCAGGGGTAAACACGTCAGCCGTCTGACGACGATGGAAGTCACGTTGCCACGAATCGTGTTGGCGGAATTCAACACCCATCGCGTGTTTTCTCGGAACAGCGCTTCGAGCCGTGCCATCCCAGTCGAGAAGCGGATCGCAGCCATTGAGCTCGATCCGTTCGAGCCCGAAGCGTTCGGCAAGAACCAGAAGGGAATGCAAGCCTCTGAGGACTTACGTTCAGACGATGACGTCATGGCTCGAATGGCCTGGCGAAAGGCGTGCGCGGACGCAGTTTCAAGCGCAAAGGTGCTTGCCTCGTTAGGCGTTCATAAGCAACTAGCGAATCGATTGATCGAACCTTTTTGCTGGCACACCATCATCGTGTCTAGCACTGAGTGGGACAACTATTTCGGCTTGAGATTGCACCCGGATGCACAACCTGAGATTCGCAAGCCAACGGGCATGATGTGGGAAGAGTACCAAGCCTCGAAGCCCAAAGAACTAAAACCAGGCGAGTGGCACTTGCCCCTGTTGCAGCCGGACGAGTTTGTCTTGCCTGATGATTCGCCCGAGTGGAACGATCCGATCGGTTTTTCTTGCACTCAGTTTCGTATCGATGATGCGAAGCGTATTTCCGTCGGTCGCTGCGCTCGAGTCAGTTACCTGACACACGACGGTCGTCGAGATCCAATGGCTGACATCGAGCTAAGCGCTAGGTTACACGCTAGCGGTCACATGAGCCCGTTCGAACACGTCGCTCGGCCGCTCACCAACCAAGACATCATTGAACGAAAGCTGTCAAGGACGGCTCCGTTCGTGGGCAATTTTAGAGGTTGGTTGCAGTTTCGCAAGGAACTAGCGAACGAGGACAACTTTAAGAAAGTCCTAGACACACGGGTTCGTTGATCTTTAGTGTCACGAAAGGTATTATTGACACATGAGACTCTTGGCAAAATTGATCGTCGTCGAGGGACCTGACAAGGTCGGCAAGCAAACGCAATCGAGGTACTTGTCCCACGTGTTGGGCCGTTACGGCGACAGGACAGCGCTTGTCGAGGTCCCGTTTAACGATCGGGTGACCTATCGCCTGATCTATCGGATGTTGAAAAATGGCCAAGCGAAAGACTATCCGAACCTGTTCCAGTTCGTTCAGTTTCTCAACAAGTTCATCTTTCAGTGGACGGTTTTGCTGTGGTTGCGCCTGACGTGTGATTTCGTCGTCCTAGACAGGTGGAAGCTCTCGGCAATCGTCTACGGCGACGCCACGGGAGTCAACCCAACGTTCAATCGCTTCCTGTATTCCATGCTGAAGAACGCGGACGACACGGTCATCCTTCACGGCTCGTCGTTCAAGCGCCAAGAAGTTGACGACGTGTATGAAAAAGACAACTCCTTGCAGGCTACTGTCAGGAGAGGTTACTATGAGTGGGCTCAGGAACACCCAGAGGACCATCACTTGATCAACAACCAAGGATCGAGAGATGAGGTCCACGCTCGTATCTTGAATGCGGTGAAATCAGCATGAAATACCAAGTCATCGTTGCTGACCCAGCGTGGGGCTTCAATGATAACCTCAAGAAAATGAAACGCAAGGTCAAGCGAGCAGCGTCAGCACAGTACAACACGATGACACCTGCACAGGTCGCTGCGATACCAGTAGCAGACGTAGCTGACCCGATGGGATGCTTGCTAGCGCTGTGGGTGCCCTCAGTGTTGTTGCCGGTGGGCCTAGACGTCATGAAAGCATGGGGGTTTTCGTTTAAACAAACCTTTGTCTGGGTTAAGCTAAAGAAGGACCATCGCAAAGAGGACGACTGGAACAATGGCACCCGTGTCGGGATGGGAAGGCTATTCAGGCAGTCGCATGAGATCGCCTTGATCGGCACGTCAGGAAAGTCAGTGTACCCGTGGCTCGAGGATCACTCGCAGCGCTCTGTTGCGTTTGACCTGAACGCCGGTCACTCCATCAAGCCTGCGACCCTGCAAAAGCGCCTAGAGAAGATGTTTCCTGACACCCAACGCCTCGAGATGTTCGCTCGGCGGCAACGATCGGGTTGGACGTGCGCAGGTGATGCGATCGACGGAAAAGACATCACGCAGACGATACAAGAGCTCTCGTTAGCATAGGATATGACCCATGAGTGAATTCAAGTTTGCAGACAACGTTTCGATGCGAATGGTCCAGATCTTTCAAGAGGCGATCATGACCGGCGTCGACGGGGCGGACCTCCTGCGCCAGGTGCGTCTGGTCACCGACCCATCCGATCCGAGCGTGTTGGTCCTGTCAGACGACTACCAGCGCCAGGTCAAAGAATCGTACGAAAAGCTCGAGGCGCAGGCTCTCGAGCTCGCAGCGTCGGCCACCACCGGAAAGTTCATCACGGAGTTCTGATGTTTGTCGAAAACGATGACGACAGGCTCGACTACATGTGGCAGCAGCAGCTCAGCTTCATGAAGCTGCTGCAAGAGAAGCGTGGGTTCCCGAACTTTCCCACTGACATCACCACGAAGAAAGGCCAACAGTTCCTTAAGGACATCAGGAACCACCTGATGGAAGAGCTGTTCGAGGCGGGACAACACCTCAAGAACTCAAAATCACACCGAGCGACAGATCTGCCTGAGGTCGACCGCGAGGCGTACAAGGAAGAGCTCGTCGACGCCTTGCACCTGTACTTTGAGCTCGTCATCGCCAGCGGCGTGACGTTGGAAGAACTGTATGACGCTTACATCGCAAAGGGCGACGTCAATTTCGAGCGAATCAAAAGCGGTTACTAGCCTTCCCAACGTCGTTAGGGTGATTACTCTCTTTGGCAGAGGAGTGAAAATCACATGCTAACCAGTTACTATCGCGTCATGGCAAAAGATCACCCGTTTGGAAAGATGTTCGAGGAGTTCGAGGGTCTCCTTGGTGACCTGTTTTCGACCCGATTGGTGACTACACCTGCACCCGGCTCGCCGCTTGCTGAACCTGAAGAGGTCAGCAAGTACACGCCCACGAGCGACCTGCGAGGGTACAGCTCGACGAGCGACGACGCTGGGATGACGCTTCTTGTTGACTTGCCGGGGGTCGATCCGAAAGCGTTGAGACTTTCAGTCAAGGACGACCTGGTCGTGGTCTCGGGCCCGACCCGGGAAGGCAAGACGTTCACGAACAGGTACAAGATCGCTCGTGACTTTGACACGAGAACCGTGACAGCCTCATGGCAACACGGGCAGCTCACGGTCAAGGTCAGCTGGGTCAGGCCCACAGAAGGCATCAACATTCCCATCGAACTCAAGTGATTGCTTGAAGTGAAAACCGGGCCTTCCTAGTGGTATTCTAGTGGCCTGATGGCAGCACCCTTCGTCGTCGATCCTACAAATTACGACAAGTTCGTTGCGATCCGAGACGCTGCTCACTACGTTGAGTCGTTTCTCGACCTGAACGGCATCGCGCGGGTGCGAGAGTACCTGCTCGTGCCCGATCCTTCTAAGAAACCGCCGGGAAAGAACCCATGGCACGACAACGGGTGGTACTGGAACGGCGTTCTCTTCGTGAACATCAATAGAGCACGTCCACCCACCAAGACGCCTGGCTTTGCCTGGTCGTTCACGGGATTCAAGGCGGACATGACAGCGCCGGGGATACTAGCGCACGAGACGGGTCACCACATTCACTTCGAGATCAACAAGCGAATCGACGTCAAGCACCAACAGGTTCTCATCAACAACCTCAAGTTGATCGCCAAACACGAGCTCCCAGTGTCGGGTTACGAGCCCAATCCTTACGAAGTCATGGCAGAGATGTGCAGGCTCTTCATCCTGAACCCAAACCTCCTTCGCGTGGGTCGCCCGATACGATACGTCTTTCTCACCCAAGTCTTGAAATTGCAGCCATCACATGATGTTCCCTGGCGAGACGTTTTGCGAAACGCTCATCCCAAGATCATCTCTGCGGCAGAAAGCTGGATCAACAAATGCACTTCAACATCGAAGAACGAACAATATTTCTCGCCCGTCACGGTTCCCACGCCTACGGCCTGAACGTCGCATCCTCAGACGAGGATTACAAGGGCGTTTGCATAAAACCCAAGGAATGCTATTTCGGCTTCCTCCAGAAATTCGAGCAGCTCGAGCACATGGGCTCGAAGAGCGATGGTATCGACAAGGTGATCTACTCGCTTGACAAGTTCGCCTCGCTGGCGATCGATTGCAACCCGAACATCATCGAGGTCCTCCACGTCGCTGAAGAGGACGTGTTGGTCTGCACCGAGTTCGGCGAAGCATTGAGAGCCATCAAGGACGATTTCCTGTCAAAGAAGGCGAAGTTCACCTTCGCGGGTTACGCTCACTCCCAATTGAAAAGGATCAAGACCCATCGTTCGTGGTTGTTGGACCCTCCCAAGGCAGCTCCGTCGCGCTCTGACTTCCACCTGTCGGAAACGTCCAAGGTGTCAGCGTCCGAGCTCGGTGCCTTTGAGGCATCCGTCCGCGAGGGAATCGAAGTGGAATTGCCCAAGGACGTGTTGACATTGTTCACCAGGGAGAAGCAGTACCAGGCTGCGAAGGCACACTACGACCAGTATTGTAACTGGGTGAAGTCTCGCAACCCGGCTCGGGCCCAGCTCGAGGCGCAGTTCGGTTACGACACGAAGCATGGCATGCACCTCTTGCGATTGCAGACGATGGGCGTCGAGATCCTTCGGGACGGCGTCGTCAATGTCAAGCGGACGAACGACAGAGAGAAGCTGCTTTCAGTCCGACACGGCCAGGTCAGCTACGACCAACTCGTTGAGGAAGCAGAGGCCCTTGAGGCCCAGAGCGAGGAACTCTACAAGACCTCGACCTTGCGCAAGGAAGCTGACAGGAAAAAGGTCGACGCAATCATCATTGACCTGACCGAACGTTTTCTCAGGAAACACGGCTGAACGGGTGGGTGAAAACCCACCCGGCTTCGTGGTAAGGTGATCAAGTGTCCAACATGGAAATCTGCCCAGGGTGTCAGCATCCAATGCAAGAGCATCGCGCTGAAGGTCATGTCACCTTTTATAAGTGCTGGCATCGAAACAGCATGGAGAACAACGACTTCTGTGGGTGCACTCATGGGAGACCTGAGCCGCCAAGCTTCACGTTCTATGCGGTCGTTAACGACCCGGATCTGACCATCGCGCATTGGTACTGCACCTACTCCCAACGAAAGAACTCAGGTTGGGTCAAAGACTTCAAGGACGCAAAGATCTGGACCCGACCCGGCCCAGCGCAGGGCAAGTGCACCAACCTCGGTGTTGGAGCGTTCTTGGTCAAGTTCGCTGCTGGTCATGTCGAGGTCATCGACCAACGCGCTCGTTTAGAGCGAGTCGCTGCTGAAAAACGTAACAAAGAGATGCTGCGTCTCCAAAACGCAGAACAACGACGCATCATCGAGGCCGAAAGAGCCCTCAAGACAGCCCAAGAAAACCTCGCTAGACTCAAAAAAGGTAACCAATAATGCGCACTCTGATGATTTTCAAGGGCCTTCCGGGGTCAGGCAAGTCCACGCTGGCAGCGGAGTTGGTCCGCAAGGAGCCCAATCGTTGGATTCGCGTCAACCGCGACGACCTGCGTGGGATGGTGGTGGGCCCGGGCAACAACCCACACGCTCGCAACAACGACCGCGAGGAGCTGGTCCGAGGCATGAAAGAGGCGCTGATGCGCCAGGCCTTCGACGCAGGATACGATGTCATCCTCGATGACACCCACCTGGTGCCGATGACCGTCAGGAAGCTGCACCAGGCAGCTGCTGCTTATGGCGATGTCACCGTCATCGAGAAAGGCGTCAATGTCGACATCAAGACCGCGCTCGAGCGCGACCTGAAACGTACCGGTTTCGCCCAGGTCGGTGAGAAGGTCATCAAGGACATGGCCCGAGGTGCCGGCCTCGACAAGGGAAGGAAGCTCAGTGACAAGACGTCGTACTACGAGCCTCGTCCTGACTCCTTTAAGGTCGTCGTCCAAGACGAGAGCCTGCCAAAGGCGATCATGTGTGACCTTGACGGTACTCTGGCGCTCGTCGGAGACCGCTCGCCGTACGACGCGACTGACTGTGACCTGAAAGACTCTCCGAACTGGCCCGTCATCCGCGTCGTCCTGGCGATGCACGCTCAGGGCATCAAAATCTTGTTCATGTCGGGTCGTGACATGAAGTACAGGCCTGAGACCGTTCGTTTCATTGAGAAATACTGTCGCGTCCCGGCGCAATGGGCCTTCTCACAGGAAAACGATACCCGTCCGAAAGACTTGTCCATCCCGTACGAGCTTCACATGCGAGGCGAGACGGCTCCCGATCCCGACAAGTTGGATCAACGCAAGGACAGCGTCATCAAACAGGAGTTGTTCGACAAGTACGTCGCTAATCAGTACAACGTGCTATTCGTCTTGGACGACCGAAACCAAGTCGTCGATTTCTGGCGCAGCATCGGCCTGACCTGCTTTCAAGTGGCCCCGGGTGCGTTCTAGATTGATTTTCACAAAACAAGGAAAGACTCATGTCAAGAAACGATTGGGACTCATTCGATCGGGCTGCAAACAAAGGCCCGGCAGCGCTCTGGTTCAAAGTCCTTGGTGTCATCGCGGTCTGCGCGATCCCGACCATTTTCGTTGCACACGCTTGCAGCGCAGCTGACGAGGCGGCGACCGTCGCCCAACAGCAGTTCGGTGCCAAGGCCTCACTCGAAAAGTACGAGTGGTTCAAAAACGCTGCTGCGCAGCTCGATGCCAAACGGGCGACCTTAAAGGTCTACGAAAATCGTTTCAATGATCTCAAGGTCCAATACGGTGAGAAAACCCGAGGCGATTGGGCCAAGGACGACCGCGAACAATGGTCGATCTGGCGCTCTGAAGCTGCAGGCATCGCTGCGAGCTACAACACCCTTGCCGCTGAATACAACGCTCAGATGGCAAAGGCCAACTGGCGTTTTGCCAACGCCGGACAACTCCCCGCGGGTGCAACAGATCCGTTGCCTCGTGAGTTCAAACCCTACATCACGGAATGATCATGATCACCAAGTCTCGCTTCGCACTCGGTTTCTTGACAGCGTTGGTTCTCGCTTTGAGCGCATGCAACGATGGCGATTCAGTCCCTGTTTCGACATCTGGCGTACGCAAGGCAACGGTGAAGGTTCAAACACAGGCCGACGGCCGCACCGTCGAGCAAGAGAACATCGCAAATCGCCTGCTAGCTGACAACACGCCAGGCTCGATCAAACACCTCTACGTCATCTCGGCGTACAGCGGTCAGGTCATCATCTACTCGACCGTCAAGGGGAAGGTGACCAGCGGCAGCAAGCGCTTGAGTCCGTCGTCTGTCGGCAACAGCACAGGTGGACAGTACTGTAACTCTGTCAACATTGACGGCACGAATTTCTGTACTTCTGAAGTCCTTGGCGATGACGGAGCGTACGGCAGCTCAGGCGACTACATCTTTTGGTTCGACGCGGAGAAGAATGGCTATCACCAACACTACATGTCGGGTGGTCAGATCGTTCACATCTCCAGTGAGCCTCTCGTTGTCAAGAGCGTGATCATCAACATCTCGCCCGCCAAAGAGTGAAGATTTCCGCCGTGTGCTGGTCGAGCAACAGCTCGAAGCAGCCGGTCTCGTAGCCGTCACGGCGGCCATGCAACAATTATTCGCTATCGTCATCGGAAAGGTTGACCAGCACCCGTACTGGATCACGGGAAAGTTCGTGTACTTACACGACAACGACTGGGGTCCCTCGCCCACGCTATCAATGACTGACGTGCCTGACATCTTCCTGACTGCCAAGGAAGCACAGGACGTGATCGACAAGTACAACACCTACGACATCGAGATGAAGGTCGCCACCTTCGTGAGGAAGCTATGAAGATCCACGTTTTCTTGAAGGACCCGGACGGGTTTTCGAACAGCGTCGATGACGCGATCAGGGCATCGGTCGATGAGATCGAGGGACTTACCGACGCTGAGAAAGAAGATCTCTTCGAGACGCGTCGCGACGCTGAGTGGGACAAGCTCGACAAGTTCGTCAAGTACAAAGAGTGTCTGACGATCGTTTTTGACACTGACAAGGGAACAGCCACCGTGCTGAAGGTCGAATGAAAAAGTTCTTCAAAACATTAGGAATGTTGTTGTGGATTCCGGGTGGCCTTGGCATCCTATGCTGGATGATAGTCGAAGATGCGTGGATCACTCGAAAGAAGAAAGGGCTTCTTTGGGTTTTCCCAGCCTTGTTTTTGACGATACCCGCCATCGCGAACCTGATCGTGATGTTTTTCATCGATCTTTTCAAAAGGATCACTCGATGATCACCTCCATGAAGAGGACGATCTTCCTGGGCGTAGGTTCGAGCGCTTTTGCATCGATGAGCCTACTAAGTGCGATCGTGACGCATCGCAAGCCTTTGATCTTTGCGTCACTGTGCCTGCTTGCGTTCAATACATTCTTAATGATCAGGAACATCATGCGCCTGAGGGCACGTTCTCTCGAAGAGAGATCTTGAACTCTAGGGCCTGACGTTGTAGTTTCTGAGCATGAAAAAGCTCAGGATCTTGCTTGACTGTGACGGCGTGTTGTCTGACTATTGCTCGGGATGCTTTGACCTGATCGAGCAACACACGGGCGACCGTCACACCCACGAAGAGGTGACACACTGGGACGTGTTTGAGGTCCTAGGCAAAGGTCACCTCAAGCCCAGGTTAAAAGAGGAACAGGCAAAGCCGGGATGGTGCCAGAGCTTCCCAGTCATCCAAGGCGCCAAAGAGTTCGTTCAATGTCTTCATGAGATCGGCGAGGTCGTCATCGTCACCTCGCCCATGTCAACTCCCACCTGGGCAGACGACCGCCGGATCTGGCTTGATCGTCATTTTGGGATCCCGAAAGGGCGCATCATCAGCACCGAAGGTAAGCAGTACGTCGATGGTGACGTTCTCATCGATGATTCTGACGACAACTGTCACAAGTGGCTCGCTGAGTATCCCAACAAGCTCGCGTTGCTGTGGGAGGCACCCTACAATCGCAACGTCGACGTCTCTAGGTCTGACATCGTCAGGGTCAAGAACGCTGGTGACGTCATCAAGGCAATCAACAACGCGGTGACGTTGGGCCTCAAGCGCCGTTAGGAGACGCGATGTCAACCAAGAAATACATGGACGACTACAACTACCATGACTGGGCGAAGTTCATGGTGGAGAAGGTAGAGGACAAGCCGAAAGGGCCACACTTTGCCAGCGTAATGTTCGACAAACACCACGAACACTCAGGCTATCCAGAGGACAGCGGCTACCTGGTTCCCAACGTTATCTATTTCGCGTTTCCAGACCAAGAGACTCTCAAGGAGTGGGTCTTGCGTGCCATGAAGGACAAGAAACAGTTCTTCTTTTTCGAGGTGAAAAAGCTAGGCAATTCAGAGCTGAAAATTGACGTTGACCTGGGTGTGTAGGCTCGAGCCCGACCGTGATAGGATTGAGATAAGTTGAGCTTCACACCAAAAGAGCTACGGGCCGCCTTAGGCGACAGGATCTACAAGAACCTGCTCGTTAGCAAGCATCTCGCTGCTGTCGTCGCTGCTAACCCGATCACTGAAGAGGATCACTGGGACCTCAACCCACATCTCAACATTATGTACCTAACCAATAAGGTCATCGCAGCGTGTAAAGAAGAGTGCGAAGACCTGGTTCCGTCGGAACACGACGTAACGTTGATGTGGTTAACGATGCTGGTCTATCACGGAAAGGTTACGCCATGAAACAAGTCCTGTTGCAACTTCCTGCGAAAGACAAGTACTGGGTGGGCACCCTCGAACGCGAGCCGGTGATTGGTAAGCCTCTTGTCATCTCTCTCGATGGCGTCCGTGAGTACGTGACGTCAACCATCGTCAGGATCTTGAAGCTCACTGACGATGACGTGTACTTCGTGAAGACGGAACACAGCACCTACAGGATGACCGCAGTCCAAAAACAATCGTGCGCCTCATGATCAGAAAATATCCCCGCACCCAACACGTGAGAGGCTCACGGTTTCAAAACGGCGACCATGACATGGAAGCAGCAGACTGGTCTGAGCTCGCTGGCAAGCATCTTGTCATCGAAGAAAAGGTCGATGGTGCTAACTGTGGCGTCAGCTTCTCTGAAAAAGGAGAGCTCCTCCTTCAGTCTAGGGGGCACTACCTGCGAGGTGGGCCTCGAGAAAAACACTTCGACCTGTTCAAGCAGTGGTCTGCCACCCACCAAGAGGCGTTTTACTGTGTCCTGGGATCGAGGTACGTCATGTACGGTGAGTGGCTCTACGCGTGTCACACGTACTTTTACGATGCCCTGCCCCATTACTTCATGGAATTCGACGTCCTGGACACGGAGACGAACGAGTTTCTCTCGACTCCCGAGCGTCGGAAGCTGCTCGCCCAGTGTCC